CAGAAATTATAGCCCCCCGAATCGCCAGCGTCAATAAAATCAGTGGCTGCTCCTTTGCGATAAAAGGGGAAAGCTAAACGTTGTCTAGTAATCTTGCGAAAATCTTGATTACCAAGCAGAGAATTTCTCTCTCTGCGCCATAAATTGTATCTTTTCAATAAAGGACGAAAAGACAAAATGGATTCACCTGCAAAAACCATATTCAATTCTGACGAATACTGAAGATCAGCGCCCATATGGTCGGATTCAGCTTGTTGTGGAGCAGATGGTTCAGAAGTATTCTGAGATTCTGGGATGACCTCAGTTCCTGATTGCGAAGGAAAAAACACAAATTTCTGAAAATTATCTTCGGGCACAAAGACCTCAAAATCATCTCCAGCGGACACAAACACATTTATAGAAATATCATTGTTAATGGCACTATTGGGGATTGTGAGCTCATTCAGTACACGGACTGAAATCACCCCGTTACACAATCCTCTCAAACTAGAGCCATAATTTACAGTGGAATATCCTTCAGTCGCTGAATCCAAACCTGGATCCAAATGCCTCAACAAAGAATAAGGTTGAGAATTGGTCACTTCAATGGTAAAATCTTGAGTCTCCGCAATATCAATCATTTCAATGTAATTGATGTTATATTCAGATGAAGTCGACGGATCAACATGTCCAGGATCATACCTAATCTCAAGCCTTCCTTTATGGAACGTAGAACAAACAATCTGAAATCGAAATTTCATAGAACCATTCCAATATCTAAAAGGCAGAGCAGCAACAGCACAAGGAGGCAACATAATAGCTCCATTGGCATCCTCCTGCCAAAGACAAGGATTGACACGTGCATTCCATAACAAAGAGGCTGTTCCTTCACCAACTGGCCATTGAAAACTGGTTAGATAAGCTTCTCTTTTGGCGATATCCCTAATCACCATTGGATCATGAGCACCCACTCCAGAAACCCGAGGATCAATTGTCAACTCCTGTTTATCATCCACAGTCATCTTCAATGCTGTATCAGGAGTTGTCGTTGTAGCCAACTGGGAAATAGGAGTTGGTCGCAAAGGATCAGGATTTTTAGTGTTAGCTGGTCTACTATAGCCCATAATCTTTGCAGCAGAAGCAACGGCACCTGCAACTTTGCTAGTAGCCATCGCATATGGAGCTATAGGAGCATAACCTGCAGCTATGCCAGCAAACTTTGAAATCGTAGTTGCTGGACCTGAAATCATTCCTTTGGTATTTGCCTCATTAATTTCAGCTCCTGACTGAGGAGTCAAAGTTTGAGCATCAACAGATGTAGGCATAGCCAACTGAACATTCTCTGCCCAAATGAAAAATGATATAGTAACCTTATCATCAGCTCCGTTTGCATGTTTCAAAGGTGTCAAAGTGCGCAACAAAACTGTGCCAGCACTAGGAATACCAAGATCACCTCCCCAAGAAACTCCAGGAATATCAAAATAATTCTCATGCCAAAAGAATGGAATCTTCATTTCTCCTCCAGTTGAAGTTGTAGGATCAATAAAAATATGTGGCAACTGAGAAGTTTGAGTCAAATCAACAGGATCCAATGCTGTATGCGTGGAAAGATTATCATAACCAGACATCGGCCAATAAGCTACAATCGCTCTGCCATACTGAAAACCGTTACCATTAACAACAACTTTCATACGCAAATCACAACGCAATAATTTAAAATTTGCCAAACGATTTTGAACTCTCTTGTTTGTCAAAAATTGTCGCCAAGGGTTAAAATCACCATTAATAATGCCATTTGTGTTCCACTCAGCCTCAAAAACTTTCTGAGGTCGAGAAAAGAAATCAGCCAAAGGCACATCATCCTTATCTTGCAACTTGCGTGTTGGATCAACAAAAGACTCAATGTCATTCTGATGTCCAGCATATTGATCACGAAAACGCATAGTTTGATGAGTCACATCAGATCGTGACGCAATAATGTTGGTATCAGATGTGATGCCAGATTGAATTTTGAAGATGGGAACGTATTCATCGTAAAAATCCTCCAGTTCCGCAATTGGAAATTCTCCCATCTCCATGTTCATGAGCTGATCTTGATAAATATCAAGATTTCGCTCCAATACTACCAATAAGGGCTCCACATCGTTAACCCAAGTAAAAGTAGACAACGCATCCGCGTCAATTATGTGGTTGTCACAACCACCGGTTTGTTTTTGTTTTTTAATACATTCATTAGTGTTTTTGTTGGTCAAATTATTTAACCCATCTCCTTTATCAACCATCAAGGGTGGGGGTTGACTGAGACAACTCTTTGCTGTCTTAATTTTGCATTCTAAGCCTATAATGTGAAATAATCAATTCCAACACTATGGTGTCCAATAGAATACAACAATTT